TCAGGTCAGGTAACAGGTTCTGGTTCATTCGACGGTTCTTCTAACCTTACATTGAACACCGACTTGTCACTTATGACGAGTTTGCCTCACTACGATCCTGCTAACCCTACTGCTGAAGCACTCTACACAAGGGTTAGAGTTAACTCACAAGGTCGTGTGGTTGGTGCTGAACTTGCATCTACACTTGCTGACTATGGTATCTCTGATGCTCAGGCATTGGATGATGACCTAACCTCACTTGCTCAACTTACGAACGTTGGTATTCTTGTTCGTGCATCTCAAGGAAATATTTTAACCAGACAGTTAACTGGTGGTGGTGGACGAATTGTGTTCACAGTTCCTGACGGAACATCTCAAAACCCATTCATCGACCTTGCAGATACTGCAGTGGTTGTTGGTAATTATAATACGGAATCCCTGACATCTGTCACTGGAAATGGGTCTAGTGAAACTGTCAATGCAACTAAATTTAGTGTAGACAGGTATGGTCGCTTAGGCGCTGCCTTAACTGTGCCTATTGCTACTGCAACTGAAGGCACAAAGATGCCAGACTATGATGCAGGTACAGCATACAGCAGATATGACATCATCAAGAATGCCTCAAAAGTTTACCAAGCAATTGCGGACATTGGTAGTGGTCTTGGTGCTCCTACTCATACCACTGGCGATACTGGAAGTTGGCGCTACCTCGCGGCTGAGGCGACGGAGCAGAAGGGACTGGCATCATTTGCACAGGAAGATTTCGACGTTGACAGTGGCGGGCACGTCACCATTGCCGCCGCAGCAGTAGATAATACACAACTTCAGAATAATGTACTTGGATTTGCAGACGGAAATACTGTTGAAACATTTGAACTTGATAACGAACTAACTGCTACATCAGGTTATAGAGGATTTAATTATCTCAACTATGTTAAAGTTAATGATACAAGCGGCAACTTACTTGTTGGCGCTAATAATACAGGCGATGGTGGCGCTGGTGAGTTTGATGTTAACGTCCGTTCCTATTTTTCTGATCCTGATATTACTCTTGATGGAACAGTTGCTCAGACACTGGATAAGACTGGCGATGGTAACCTAACATTTCAGACTACACAAAATAGTACATCTAATAGAAACTTAAGTATCCTTGCTACTAACGCAGGATCAGGAACTTCTAATGTAATCATTACAGCAGAAGATACAGTACAGATCAGTGCATCTGATGCTGCAGGTAAAATTTGGGTCGAAGATGTAAGAATTCAAGAGAACTACATTGCTACGACTGACTCAACTCTTCACCTTGACCCTGGTGATGACAGAGCAATCACAGGTACTGTCAGAGTTCACGGAGATTTCCAAGTCGATGGAACAACAACAACTGTTAACAGCACGACTGTTACTATTGATGACCCTATCTTTACCCTTGGTGGAGACACTGCACCTGGGTCTGATGATGGACTAGATCGTGGTATTGAGTTTAAATATTACGATTCGCAGGCAAGAGTTGGTTTCTTCGGATGGGATGAAGATCTAACACGTCTTGATTCTGGTACTGGTGGTTATGCATTCCTTTATGATGCAACAAATAGTAGCGAGACATTTACTGGAACTGATGCTTACATCAAAGCAGGTGGTCTTTCTCTAACTACAAATACTGGTTCTACCTCAACTACTACAGGTACGCTTGTTGTAACTGGTGGTTTGGGTCTTTCTGAGAATGCACATATCGGTGGTGAAGTAACCATCGCGGGTCAGACAGAAATTAATGACACTGTTATCATCAAGTCTGATAACGAAGACTTCAAGATTCAAACTGCAGCAGGTGTAGATAAGTTTACAGTTGATACTGACACAGGTAACACAGTTATCGAAGGTACTCTTGATGTACAACTAGAGACCACAGTTACTGATAACTTGATCGTTCAAGCAGACAATAAGAAATTTGATATTCAAACTGCTGCAGGTGTAAGTGTATTTGATGTAGACACAGATAATGGTAATACACACACAGACGGCACATTAGATGTAGATAGTGGCGTAACATTTAATAGCACTCTTGATGTTGATCAGAACACAACATTGAATGCTGAACTGGATGTTGACGGCAATTCAACTTTCCACAACAACATTCTTCTTGATACAACTGCTAAGACACTGACCATTACAAATGGTTCAGTCAATAAGTTCCAAGTTACTAGCACAAATGGTAACACTGATATTGAAGGAACTCTAAACGTTGCTCAGTTTGTATATCTTGAGGATACCGATACACCTACAATCTCTACTGACGGTAATAATAACTTTGTTATCAGTGGTGCTGACTACGGTGCATTTAGATTTGATGGTGGTGGTTATATTGAAGGAGATACTCTATTCAATAATGACCTCTATATCAACGGTGCTATCAACCAGAAAGACCAAGGTACTACGACTGAAACATTCAGTACACAGAACTATTTGAGAGTACGATATAAGTTTAGAACTGGTACATCTATTGCATATACTCCTTCCTACGCTACACATAACAACTCTAACTTGAGAGTCTATGGTGGTGCAGGTATTGCTACTGACCTTCACATTGGTGATGATCTATACATCGGTAAACTTAACTCTAATGATACTGTTGAGTTTAGTGTACTTGGTGAATCAGGTAACACTGAGATTGGTAGAACTGGACAGGGTTCAAGCACTGTCGGTACTTTCACTGTTCACGGTGATAGCACATTCAACCGTCACGTTACAATCAATGGTCCTCTGACCACTATTGGTGATGCAAATACTGATGTCTTGACAGTTAATGCAGTCTCTCAGTTTACTGACAACGTAACTGTTGATGGTGACTTGACAGTCAATTCAAATACCTTGATCGAAGGTAACTTGACTGTTAACGGAACTACAACAACTGTTAACTCAACCACAACACAACTTGATGATCCAGTTATTACACTGGGTGGAGACACTGTTACTCAGTCATCAGATACTAAGGATCGTGGTGTTGAGTTCAGATATTACGATGGATCTGGTAAAATTGGATTCTTCGGTTGGGATAACTCCGCTTCCAGATTCGCTCTTTATCACGATGCAACAAACTCAAGTGAAGCATTCGCAGGAACCAGATCAGGCATCGATGCGGGATCAGTCAAACTATTCGATACAACCAACGCAACTAACTCAGGGTCTGGTGCTCTTATTGTTGGTGGCGGTGCTGGCATCGGTATGGATCTTTATGTCGGCGACGATCTCGTTGTTACAGATGATGGATCCTTCGGTGGTAACCTTTCAGTAACAGGAACATTTGATGTTACTGATGATCTAGCAGTCAATAATAATAAGTTTACTGTAGATGCAGGAACAGGTGATACACAAGTAGCAGGTACATTCGGTTCCTCAGGTGCCGCTACGCTGTCCTCTACACTGGCAGTAACCAGCAATACCACTATCGGTGGTACTTTGGGAGTTACGAACGCTACAACGCTTTCTAGCACCCTTGACGTGACATCCAATACCACAATCGGTGGAACACTGGATGTAACGAATGCTACAAACATTACAAACACTCTAGGTGTAACAGGTGTTACATCAATTACAAATAACTCAGTAGCAACCACGACTGGATCTTATTCAGGAAACGGTGCTCTTAGAGTTACGGGTGGTGCATCAATCGGAAACAACTTGGTTGTTTCAGGTGATGTTCGTGTCTATGGTAACTCAGTAATTGATGGAACTGTAAGTTACGCAAGTATTCAGACTTACGCTGAGAATGTAAGATTCAATGATACTGCAGATGCTGTTAGTGCATCCAACAATGTCGCTTCAGTATTCACTGCTGGTGGTTTGGCGGTATCTAAGAAAGCATATATTGGCGATGATCTTAATGTTGGTAACGGTAACTTTACTGTTGACGGACCTACAGGTAATACTCTAATCGTAGGTACACTTGGTGTTACTGCTGCTACTAACGTTTCAACTATCACTGCATCTGGTATTGCTGATCTTCAGTCTACTGTAACGATCGGTGGTAACCTCGCGATTGGTTCTAACAAGTTCAACGTTAACTCTTCCAACGGTAACACTGACATCGACGGTTCACTTGATATTCTTGGTGCAACTGTTATTGATGACACATTGAATGTGACTCAGGGTGTTGACTTTGATAGCACACTGAATGTTGATGGTACAACCACACTTAATGATGCTCTTACTCAGAACAGCACTTCACTGTTCAAAGATAATGTGGTTATCAGAGGTGCTACTAAGACACTGAAACTACAGAACGGTAACAGTCAGGACAAGATTACTCTTGAATCCACAACTGGACACGTCACTATGGCGGGTAACTTGGTTACTTCTGGTACTGGTTCATTTACCGATGCTGTCACAATGGGCAACACCTTGGGTGTTACTGGACAGATTACTGGTAACTTGACTGGTGATGTTACAGGAACTGCAACGAACGCAAATAATATTGACGTTAACAATACAAATAATAATACTACATTCTATCCAACATTCTCTTCCTCTAACACAGGGCATACAGGAATGTTTGTTGACTCTGCCAACCTTACATACAACCCATTCTCTAACACTCTGAGTGTTACTAACTTCGTTTCTACAACGAACTTTGAGGTTCAGGGTAACTTGAACATTACTGGAACTATTACTTTCGGTCAGTCACAGGTTGGTTCTATCGCGAACCATAATACTAACGCTCTTGCTGAGGGTTCAACTAACCTTTACTTCACTGATGAGAGAGTTGATGATCGCGTTGCTGCTCTTATCTCTGGTGGTACAGGTATTACTGCATCATACGATGACGCAGGTAACCTACTGACTTTGAGTGCAACTCAAGCAGACATTAATACTGACAACATTACTGAGGGATCAACCAATCTCTTTACTACTGCTGCCAGAACTCGTGGACACATCTCAGTCAGTGGAGATCTAGGATACAACAGTGGCACTGGTGTTATCTCATACACAATTCCAACAACGATTGCATCTATATCTAACCACGATACTGCTGATCTTGCTGAAGGCACTAACCTTTACTACACCAATGCTCGTGCTGATGCAAGAGTTAACTTACAGACAGGTGCAAACTTAGACCTATCCAGTAAGTCAACAAGTAATTTAAGTGAAGGCACAAATCTATACTACACAAACGCACGTGCTGATGCTCGTGTTGTTGCTGGTATCACTGGAAAACTTGACGCATCTGATGTCAGCACCTTCGGTGGAACCCTGATTGATGATGCTGACGCTGCTGCTGCAAGAACAACTCTTGGTCTTGGCACTGCTGCTACCACTGCGGCAACTGCATATGCAACTTCTGCACAGGGTACACTTGCTGCTTCTGCTACACAACCAGGAGACCTTGCCACAGTTGCAACCAGTGGATCTTATAATGATCTTAGTAACCTGCCTACACTATTCTCTGGTGCATACGCAGATCTAACTGGCAAACCTACATTAGGAACTGCTGCTGCGACTGCATCTACTGCATACGCTACTGCTGCACAAGGTGCAACTGCTGACTCTGCATTACAGGCAGAGACAATTACACTAGCGGCACTCAAAACTGCTGCTGCAAACTCCGCTACTTATGCTGCATTCCAAGCGGCAATCGCTGCCTTATAAAAATGAATAAGACACCATTCCCACTTAAATTCGTTCCACTGTTATTTGTGTTCTCTTGCTTAGTTTCACTCTTTGTAAGTGTGGGACCTGTATTTGCTGATCACTTACCAGTGATGTATGTGCAAGTACCTCAGTGGGCAGATGACTGGGCAGTGTGTGCTGTTGATATACCTGACTCTAAATGTCATTGGTATGTCGTAGCACCTGATAATACATTTGGTGAAGGTTTCAACTGGGAGACTGCTCCTTGGTTTGATGCTAATGGTCTTAGAGACATTGCTCCTATGGGCAAAGAATCTGTTGTTCAACAACTACAAAATCGAAAGTAATGGCAAATCCCACCTCCAAAGCAGAATTAAAAGAATACGCACTCCGTAGACTTGGTAAACCAGTCTTGGAGGTGAACGTATCTGACGATCAAATTGATGACGCTATCGATTATACAATCGAAACGTTTCAAGAATTTCATTATGGAGGATCGGAAAAAGTATTTTTAAAGCATCAGTTCACTGCTGAGGATATTACAAGATTCCAAGCAGATGAATCTGAGACTGGTACTGATACTTTACAGGCAGGTAACACAGGAACTGTGTTTAAGACACAGAGCAATTACTTGATTTTGCCAGAACACGTCTTGGCAGTGAATGGTATTTTTACCTTTACTGATAAAGGCACTCGTAATATGTTTGATATTCGTTATCAAATGAGATTGAATGACCTGTTTGATTTTACATCAACACAGTTCTATCACTACTATATGATTCAGACCCACCTTGAAACAATCAACTTCTTGTTGGAAGGTATGAAACCTACTAGGTTTAATGCCACACAAGGTCGTCTTTTCATTGATTTTGATACTAAGACTGATGCTCACGAGGGTTCGTATGTTGTTATTGATTGTGTTCGTGCTCTTGATCCTTTGAACTGGAGCAAGATTTATGGAACACTTTGGGTGAAAGATTATACTACAGCAATGATTAAAAAGTATTGGGGACAGAACCTTACGAAGTTCCAGAACGTGCAACTTCCTGGTGGTGTCACCTTGAACGGAGAAAAGATTTACAGTGATGCGATTACTGAACTAGAACAACTAGATGAAAAACTCCGTAGCACATACGAAATGCCACCTCTAGATATGATCGGGTAATGCCTACTAATTCTTACTTCACACAAGGGACAAGCGGCGAGCAACAACTCGTTGAAGATCTTGTCGTAGAACAAATTAAAATGTTTGGTGTAGAACTTTACTACATCCCTAAGACATTGGTTTCTGAGGATACAGTTCTTGGAGAAGATTCTTTGAATTCATTTGACTCTGCATATCAAATCGAAGGATACCTAGAAAACGTACAGGGGTTTGGTGGAGATGGAGATCTGTTCAGTAAATTTGGTGTAAGGATTGCTGATCAAGTTAACTTTATTATTGCACGTAAAAGATTTCAAGATCTAGTAGATGATAATACAACACTGGTTGTAGAAGGTAGACCAAATGAAGGAGATTTGATTTACTTCCCTCTTGCTAATAAGTTATTTTCTATTCAATATGTTGAGCACGAACAACCATTCTATCAATTAAATAAGATCCACGTATGGGGTCTCAAGTGTGAACTCTTCGAATACAGTGGAGAGGACCTCGATACTGGCGTCGAAGCAATCGATGTTATCGAGAGAAACCTTGCACAGACTATCACTGTCAACTTTGCTACTGGTGGTACTGGTACATTTACAGTTGGTGAAGAGATCGCAGGTGGTACATCTAATGTTACTGCCGAAGTTAAGTCTTGGGATTCAACTAATAGACAACTACAAGTGTACAACAGGTCTGGTATTTTCACCATTCCTGAAACAGTAACTGGTCAAACTTCAGGTGCTGCCTGGACTACTGCAAGTTACAATACACTAAATAATACGAACTCAGAGTTTGAAGCGAATTCATCCTTTGAGACTCTTGGGGACGCTCTAATTGACTTTAGTGAAGGTAACCCTTTTGGTGAAATTGGAGGCGCTCAGTAATGTTAGGAACCTATTCTTACAACGAAATTTTTAGAAAGACTGTTATTGCTTTCGGTACACTGTTCAATAATATTGAAATCAAGCGTACGGAAGGTAGTAGAAGTGAGGTTATGAAAGTACCCTTGGCATATGGTCCTAAAGATAAGTTCCTTGCACGTCTTAAGCAAGTAGGAGATCTTACAACTAAAGATGCTGTACAGATCACACTACCTAGAATCTCTTTTGAGATCTCTGGTTTTGCTTATGATGCTACCAGAAAAGTATCACCCACACAGGTGATTCGTTATACGGGTACTGACAGCAAGACTAGAAAATCGTTTATGCCAGTCCCATACAATGTGGACTTTGAACTATCGATTATGGCAAAGAACCAAGATGATGGTCTCCAGATTCTTGAACAGATCTTACCATTCTTTCAACCGATGTTCAACATAACCCTGAATCTTCAGGAAGCGATCGGCGAAGTTAAAGACTTTCCAGTCACATTGAACTCAGTTGTTTATGAAGATGACTATGAAGGTGATTACACCACACGTAGAACTCTAATCTATACACTTTCGTTCTCTGCTAAAACATATGTTTATGGTCCTGTCTCTGACGTTACCAATAAACTTATTAAGAAATCGATCGTGGATACTGCACTGGATTCCAAGACAACTGCAGCACGCGAGATGAGGTACACAGTTCAACCTGATCCTCTCACTGCAGATCCAGATGATAACTTCGGATTTAATGAACTCTATAGTGAATTCTCAGATGGCAAATCAAGAAACCCAGTCACAGGGGCAGACGAGTAAATACGACGGTATTGAAGATGCTCTTGATGTGGAAACATCCTTGGTAGAACAAGGTAAACCACAAAAGAATAATTCAATTGTACCAAATGTCACTGATCATCAGGTCAAGGACTATGAGTATGCTCGTGGAAACTTTTACGCACTGATCGAGAAAGGTCAGGAGGCAG